TTTTATCCTTTATGCAGTAAACGCTTCATCTTTTCTAAGTTCTAAAATTACGAAACCAGATGTTCCTCTTGTTTGTCCAGTAATGTCAGCAGATGTTGCAGTCGTGTTAGTTGCTGCAGCTTTGATTGCACCAGCAGAACCATCATAGTGTCCAGTTCCAGCAAGATGTAATGCAACCACATCAGATGATGCGCCCTTAAATTCTATAATACAATCTCCAGTATTTCCAGCAGCAGTACCTTGTGTAAAAGACCACCATGCTCTTAGTAAATCTAACTTGGCACCATTCGCAAATCCATCTAATCCATCTCCGTTTAGAATAAGATTAGTTGCAGTATCATTATCAAAGACTGCTTTGATTGTTACCATTCCACCAGCTTTTGGTGCATTGACTACTGTATCTCTCAATGTTGTTGTTACGAATGACATTATTTAACTCCTTAAAATGCTAACATTTCTTTTTCAAAATATCCCATAAGTTCCTTTTCTGGCACCTTATATTTTTTAGATACTTGATTAATAGTTTTTTCAAAAGTATTTAGGAAATCTGAAGGTTTAGAGTCCATTTTACCAAAAATATCGTCAACAGCATCTTTCATCTTTGGAGAAAGTTTCTTATACTGTTTTGATTTCTTGTGCTCATCTTTCTCTGGGAGAGATGTGTATAATGAATTAAACTGTTTCATCTTCCTCTACTTCTGGTATATGATTCTTTACAAAAGAACCAGCGACCTCTTTTCTTTTTGCTTCTAGTGATTGTGCAACTCTATCTGTCATTGCACTTTTAAATGCATCTTCAGCACCTAAGTTATTACCTTTTTGTAGTTCATTTACGAAATTTTCTGCACTCATTATTTATCTCCATTTTCTTCTGGTGGTGTTTCACCTCTTAGTTTTGCAACGTCATCTGCTGGTAGTGGGGCACCATCAATAGAGGGATATCTCGTAATTCCATCTCCACCATCTGGCACATCAACTCCACCCTCATCTGGGTCAAGTCCAGCCTCTTTATTCATTTGTTTCTGCATTGCATCAATCTCTCCATCAGAAAGATTAAGAATATTTTTCTGTACCCATTCTTTACTAAAGAAAGTACCAATATAACTCTCAATACTTCCTAATGCATTGATTCTATCTTCCATTAATTCAGCTTTCTTGAGTTCTGCAAAATGTCCATCTTGCAAAAAGTCATACTGAATGTGTTGGGAAATCTTTGTCCAATCTTCTAGTGTAACTACACCTTTAAGTATAAGTTGTGTTTTTAGAATATCAGTAAACAGAGGTGTAAATTTCTTTCTTAACCTCTGTACAAACTTTGTAAATTTAAGTTCATCTCTTGTAATCTCTGTAGAACGACCAAGACTAAAACCAGCTTCTGCTTCTAATCGTGAAATCGGCACGTTCAAAGAACGATATAGTTTTTTCTTGAAGTATTCTATGTCATCTATCTCACCAAGATTAGAACCGCCGGGCAAAGTAGTAATTTCTGTACCACGACCACCCTCTCGTCTAGGTAACCAGAAATCTTCTAACATAGACATTTGATTTCTATCATCTCGTATCTCACCAGAAGATGCATCATAAACTAATTTATTCCTGTATCTATTCATAACATCTTTTAGATATTGTTCAGCTTTGATCTTAGGCAAGTTACCCACATCAATATAGAATATTCTACGCTCTGGAGCTCTTGATATACGATATATAACTAACGCATCTTCAATCATGCGTAGTTGATTTACAGGTTTAATTGCCTTATGTAGATGTGAAAGTACATGACCTTTGTTCTGATCTATCAAACCAGATACAACATAAGTTATACTGTCAGGTGCTATCTTAATGCCTTCGGTAGTTCCAGTTTTAAGGCCTTTGTCATTATAAAGATAGTATTCGTTTACTTTACTAACTAGTTCAACACTAGTTCCTTTTTTAACTTCTTTCTTTACTTCTTTAACTCTACGAATCTTTTTAGGTTCAATGTATCGTAATTCTTGAACACCTTTTCTTGGATTTTTTTGGTCAATAACTTTATGATAAAAAATACGACCATCAACATACCAACGTCTGAATATGTCGTGACCTTTTGTATCAAAATCGAGGAGTTGTAAAACAGTATCAAATTCTTCTCTGATTCTGTCTTTAATTTTTTTAGTTAAAACAAGTCTATCTAATTCAATTGCAACTGCTTGATCTCTTTCATTCGCAACAATACCTTCATTGATGATATCTTCAATCGCACTATCGCACTCTGGTTGTTGTGCAATATCACGATATCTACGAATTAAGTCTTGCTCAGTTCGTTCTCTACCATCTGTGTCTAGAAGTTGTCCATAAAAACCACCACCAGCAACCTCAAGAGTTCCGTCTTCTGAACTAGGTTCAGTAAACTTCTCTTGAGAGCCAGAGTCTTTTATTCTTTCAAATTTGAAACCAAATAATTCCGCCATAATATCTCCTACTATTGTCTTCTATTTAGTAGGTTAGAAATTAACACCAGATGCTTCTAGGTGTGTATACTTCCAAGTTACATCAAAAGTTTCAATAGCATCAGCTTGAGCACTTGATAATTCAATCGCACCAATAGAAGTTGGAAAACAATTTCTAAGAATATAACTTTTTAGAATTGTATCATCTCTATCTAACTGTTCTATTTGTAAGTCAGTTTGAAAATCAGCAGGTGCAATTACACCAGTATTATCTGCAAAGTCATTAATACCATTCTGCCATCTTTCCATTGCATTTCTTATCATAAAGTCTGTATCATTATAGAAAGTTACTGTCCAATCTGCTGGGTCTGATCTATCGCCAGGATACTGGATATTTCTACCTCTAAATGGTACAGCAATAAAATTCATTGCAATGTCTGGTATTCCAGCAGTTGTAACTAAAAATGAAGTTCTACGAACATCAAGTCCAATTGCAATGCCGGGCGGTGGAGTAATCGTTATTCTAAACTGATTAGCTCTTGCACCACCACCGATTAAGTTTGCTTTAAAGTCATCTATTTGTGCCATGATTAACCTCCTACCTCACTAAACGCAACCCCAGTTCGTACTGCGATAAAGTTTAATGTTATAAAGTTGATTGACCTAGCAGGTTTGATGAAAATATCTGCGATAAACTCATTTCTATCTATGACCTCTCCAGTATTATTTGTACCATCACAAACTAAACTAAAATCTGTGATACCCCTACGACCTTGAATATCTCTCAAGAAAGGTTCTACTAAGTTTCTAAATTGGGCTCTTGTGAACTCATCATTGAACTCAAAGAGTTGGAACTTAGCTGCAGTTGCAATTGCCTTTTCTAGAAGTAAGAATAATCGTCTTACATTAATTCTATCAAACGCACTTGGTTTTGTTAATGCAGTTTTATCTCCGAAAAGACAAACACCCTGCCCAGGAAAGTTAGTTACAGGATTAACTCGTTTTTTGTAAAGTTGATCTCTCTCAGCCTTTTGAGGATTGTAAGATAACTTAACTGCACCACGAATATTTCCTCTGTTAAATCCAGCAGGAGAAAAGAAACTATCTGCAATTGAGTCTGTGAATGCACAAAGTCCAGCAATATCTGCGTTTAATGGAACAAATCTATATACATCAGAATACTTGTCGTACATATATTTGTAACCGCTATCAAAAACCATGTATGATGAACTTGGACATAAATCAAATCCCTCAATGACATTAGCAGTTGCAGTAAGTGAAGATGCAATACCGACTGTTGCAGAACGATATGGAGAAACAAATCCCACACAATCTCTACGACTTTCCACTAATGCAGTAATCATAGTTACATGAGTATCCATATTTGCAGCTGTGTCTGCAGCAATACTTGAAGAACCACCTATAATTAAGTTAACATCTAATGATTCTGTATCAGCAAACTTATCATATGCAAGTGCAATCTCACCATTAGTTGTTGCATAGTCATCAGTACCACCAGTTAATGTAGAAACATCAATACCAGATACTAATGTGTAATCAGTACCAGATGCAATATCTGTTCCCCAGTTAGAACCAGCAGAAAGATGATCTGTCCAGTAGATAAACTGTGATTGTGCAAAAATAACATCTGAATAATAGTTATTAGAACCTTGTGCAGTTTTACCATTTGGATTCTTTGACATATTTGCAAATCGTTCTATTACTGCAGCTGTTCTTTGTCCATTAACACCAACTGCTTTACCAGTAATGTTACCAACTGTGTCATATACACAAACATGGATTTCATCATTTTCTCCACGAGCATTTTCAGTAGCATACGCAGAAGTGCCAGGAGCCTCATCAAATAAGTCAGAAAATCTCCAACGTCTTGTGATATATGAGTTGTCTGGAATTACAGTTTGTAGTCCAGCACCAACTGGGTCATCTAATAATTTAATTGTTAAAGTTTCAGAAGAAACAGCAGTTACTTCATATTCTTCACCTTTAGCTTCTACGTTTGCATCAGTTGTAAATGCAAGAACAGCATCATCTGCGACTGTGATTGCTTTATCAAGTATCAATGCAGTCTGTGAAGTTACTGTTGCAACTTTAACAACCACATCTCCGTCTGATATACCAGCACCGATAACTCTTTGTCCAACTGCGATTGTACCAGAATTTCCATCAACTGTTAAGTTTTTACTTGCAGTTGAAATAGCACCATTTGCAACAGCAGTTACAGAGTTATTTGTTTGGAAAGAAATAATATCACCGATTGCGATTGTAGCATCTGTTGCATCTTGGTTATCAACTGTTATTGATAAGTCACCAACTGCACCAGCACCATTTACTAAGTTTAATGTACCTAATGGTTGTGCAAATGCTCTTGCACTTCCACAAATATCTACACCAATTCCGTTACCATGAGTTCCAGCAGTCCTTGCGGCCCACTCTCCATGAGAACCAGAACCATCTTGAAAAGATGCTTGATAGTGGTCATCATCTCTGATAAGTATACCAGAGTTTGCACCAGCGTTTACTATTGCACTTTCTGCCCTTACTACTTTTAAATTATCTGCATATTGTAAA